GGGACAAGCATGAAAGATTTAATAGATTCCATCTTGATCGGAGGATGTGCAAGCTATCTTCCATTTTGGATCTGGAACAATGCAGGCGAACAGCTTGCCGGAGCACTAGCACTGATCGTAGCAGTGTACATAGCCAAACGGTGGCATGTATGGAGAAATTGTTGATTAAAGGAAAAAAGAATGAGACTAACAAGAAAGAATCCAAATGGTTCGTACAGGATCCCGATGAGCACACAGAAAACATTAAGGCTGGAATGGCAGCAGGAAGAGCTTACGGTATTTGGCGAAGTTGCTAATCTTCTTGGAGCTTATGAAGATCTTGGGACGCCAGAAGAACTGAGAGAACTTATATCAATGCATAAAGGCATAAAAAAATGATCTGTACACTGCAATGTACAGACCAAAAAAATCATGTCCTCCGGACAAAACCTACTATATACATATTACCATCCGGAGGACATAACGTCAATAGCTTGCAGGAGAAATCCTGTTTTTATTTGACTTTTTTCACGGGGGGAACAGCCCCGTATAGTACTTGATAAAGATATTAAAGTTAGGACATAAGACTATGGCTACCAGAAGAAAAGAGTACAGATTCCGGAATGGAAAGATCATTGAGATAGAAGAGAATCATGATGGCAATTATGGAGCTCCCGGACAGAAACGGATAAAAAAGAAAAAGCCTACAGAAGAGCAGATGCGTCTGGTGAATATAAATAACAAAGTGAAGAGATGCAGGCATAAGCTGTTGGAATATTTCAATGTTGGCGATTGCTTTGGTACATGGACGTATAGTCAGGCAAACAGACCACCTGATATGAAAACAGCATTGAAAGATTTTCAGAAGGCAATACGGATCGTTCGGATAGAGTATAAGAAACGAAACAGGGAATTGTTCTGGATCCGAAATATTGAAAGAGGCACAAAAGGAGCATGGCATATCCACTTTGTGGTGAACGAGATTGGAGATACTGCCAGTATCATGCAGAAGGCATGGAAAAAAGGCGGGATCTATGCAGTTGAGATCAGGAATGAGCCTAAAGTATACGATGAGGATTTTTCAAAGCTTGCTGCTTACATGACAAAAGATGAGCATACAAAGGAAATAAAGAAGAACGGCGCTCCGGCGAAGCCGCGTTTGAAGGAAACCAGTTACAACACCAGTCGCAACATGCCGTTGAAAAAACCTCACGTAGATAAACTGGTGAGATGGAAGAATGAAGTGAAGCCAAGAAAAGGTTATTACATCATATCCATTCACGAGGGAATCAACCAGGTGACAGGCTTTAAGTATCGTAGATATACGATGGCGAGATTTCCGGAGCCAAAAAGAAAAGTGCAGTTGAAAAGGAGGATTTAAAGATGCAGGAGGTACATATATTTCTGATCACATCCTCGCATGCTCCAAAGCTGAGGAAAGCCTGGTACCGGTATATCCTGGTGTGCCAGGGGAAAATACTGGAGAAGAAGACTGACGTACAGGATGTGACAGGACATCAGCTTGTGATGGAATGTGCAGTTGCAGCACTGCAGAGGATGATCCGGCCGGCGATGATCACAATCCATACAGACAGCCATTATCTGGCGAATGGACATGGAAAGATGGCGGTATGGAAATCTGATGGATGGAAAAGGGGAAACGGTCAGGAGCTTAAGAATGCAGATCTGTGGCAGCAACTGGAGAGACTTGTACAACCGCATGCAATCCGGTTCAAAGTTGAGTCCATGCTTCCGTATTCTGAGACAGGCTCTACTTGAAAGAAATAGGGAAAAACGGGGTACAACTTGTACCCTGGTTGAAAAATGCGGATAAAAAAGTGCAAAAGCACGGTCTACTTGAAAGAAATGTGGGAAAACAGGGATTGAATCGGTGACAAATTGTCACCGATTGAAAATTGTAGATAAGAGGGAGATATGTATGTTTGATAAATTTGGAGAAATGGACAGCTATAAAGAGATAAATGAACTTGCAGAGAATCTGTTCAATGAAGGGGATATTGACAGTCTGCGTGTGATGGCAAAAGAAAATGGGATCCCAGATGATTTTGTAGAGATGTACCTGGAAGGAGCGATTCCAGAATTATGCGATTCCACTACAGCTGCTTTAGGAAAACTGGACGTTGAGGCAGCAGGGCTGAAACTGAACGGTCTCATGCTTGACTGGGTGGAGTACATAAAAGGCCTGTGCATGGAAGAAGTGATGATCGCTCATCAGGTTCGGAAGCAGGGAAAATCCCTGCAGGAATGCATGGCGGTCCTGCTGAAATATTCTTTTAATAACAGAACTGCCGTGGCGAAAGAAATCGTTAAAGCGGCAAAGATCATTGCCAGCAGGGTAGATTTCGGTATTCCAGGAATGGCAGAAGCAAAGAAGATGATCCGAGAATATTACCTGGGAGGCAGCAATAAATGAAGAAGAAAACGATAGAGAAGATCCCATATCTGAAACTGCCCTCCGTAATCTGTAAAAAAGATGTGAAATATGTCGGGGTGACGGCAGTTAAGGTAATCGGGCATGAGAAGCACCTGTTTCTGGAAGTATACCAGAACAAAAAGACATCAATGGAAACTCCGCTGGTCCGGATCGTGGTCACGAAAAAGGATTTTGGTACATATTTTCCAAAGGATGAAAGCTGGTCAAAACAGAGGATTAAGACGGGCGGTGGCTGGAGAGGACTGATCTGGACACAGCCTGAGGATAGCCGAGATACATGGGAGAACGAGAAAAAGAAGAACGTCCTCCAAAGTGAAGATGATATGAACCGGATAAAGAACTTCTGCAAATCCAGAGTGTGGGACGAAGACCGCTGGTGGGATTATGTCAAGAAAAAACAGGATGATATCACGATCACTGCCCGGAGAAAGATTGAAGAAAGAAAATATGAACGTCGGCAGCAGGCATTGAAAGAAAGGATCAGGAATACAAAGCCCCTGCCGGAGAAAAAAATCCTTAAAACAGCAGATGATGTATATTTCAGGAACAAGCATTACCTGTACTACAAGAAACGGGGAAGCATGGTACAGATCGCATGCAGTAAATGCGGCGGGGTAACCGATGCGAGATGGAAACCCGGAGAATCCTACGAAAGCCAGTTTATGAGACGGGTGGAAGAACCGAGAGAAGGAAACATAGGAAGATGCAAATTGTGTGGAGCTTCCGGAATCTATAAGTGTCAGGGAAAAGTAAAAGGCAGCCATGAAAGGAAAATCCATCTTTTTCTTGGACAGAAATACAAAGAAAAAGGCATAGTCATGCGGTACCTGGAAGTCTCCAAAAAATGGACTCTGGAGATTCTGGCGGGGGAAAATGGTGATGAGATGCATGGTGCCTACGAAGAAATGTCAGGCGTGGAGGTTGCAAGGACATATCTGGCACCGGGAGAAAATACACAGACAGATTTTCATAAGCATAGCTGGTATTCCGGAGAAGATTACTGGGATGATTGTAATCTGTATGGAAATGCCAATATCACGATACATCCTGCACCGATCTTGTCAGAGACATACCAGGAACTGCAGGGAACAGCATATCAATACTGTGCACTGAAAGAATACGCGGCAGCAGTCAGAAAGACAGATCCAAGGATGTACCTGCAAAGATACATGGAGACACCGCAGATTGAAATACTGACTAAGATGGGATTAACCGATGTGGTCACAGAACTGGTCAACTGCAGATATGGGATTGTAACTGACCAGGACGCTACACGGCCAGATGATTTTCTGGGAATACGAAAAGAACGTGTAAAACAGCTGATCCATACAAAAGGGAATATCCATATGTTGCAGATCATGAAAGCAGAGAAAAGACTGCAGAGGATATGGACGGAGGAGCAGATTGAAAAGCTGGCCGAACTGGAACTGACAGGCGGACAGATCGAGATGGCAACCAGATATATAAACCTGCAGAAGCTATTAAACCATATTGCAAAGTATGCAGGATGCCAGTATGGGACATTGTGCGGCATGTCAAGCGAACAATTGAAACAGACTGCGCGCACTTACATGGATTATCTTGAAATGCGGCTGAGTCTTGGTTACGACCTGAACAATACAGTATACCAGTTCCCGAGAGACTTAAAGGATGCACATGACAGGATGGCGGCAGAAGCAAACAAGGATAAAGCGGATAAGCGGCTTAAAGAAGCAGAACGGAGATTTCCGAACATCCGGTCAGAATATAGGAAGCTCAGGAACGAATATCTTTTCGAGGACGACAGTTATATCATCCGTCCGGCATGGTCGGCATCGGAGATCGTGATGGAAGGCAGGACTCTTCACCATTGTGTCGGCGGTGATAATTACCTGCGGAAACACAATGAGGGCGAGAGCTATATCCTGATGTTACGCTTTAAGATTGCTCCGGAAGAGCCATATATCACAGTGGAGATCGAATCAAGAAGAAATCGCATCCTGCAATGGTACGGAAACAAGGACTGCAAACCGGATAAGAAAAACATGAAGGAATGGCTGGATAACTATACAGAGCAGTTAAGGAATAAAAAGAGAATGCAGAAACAGACAGCATAAAAGGAAGGGAGAACACAATGGAATACATGCAGCTGAGCCTGGATGATTACATACAGTGCAAAAATGATATCAAAAACAATCTGGGAACAATCGTAAAGAGCTTTGTCCGGATCGGATGGCAGCTGAGCCGAATAGATAAATCCGGAGCATACAAAAACGATGGTTACAATACCATCGCAGAATTTGCCAAAGCGGAATATGGCATGAGTGCAACAGGGACAAGCCGGTTCATCCGTGTATATGAAAAATATTCCGTGCCCGGTGATACTCCGGAACTGAGGGATGAGTATAAAGATTACAACCGATCACAGCTGGAAGAGATGCTGCAGATCCCAGAAGAAGATCACGAGATGATCCGGCCGGAAGCACACAAAGAAGATATCCGTGAGCTGAACCGGTTCAACAGGGAAAATGAATCAAATCCGGACAATCTTCTGGACTGGAAGAATGCACAGACAACAGAAGAAAAGATACAGGCGACCATATACGAATTCTGGCATGACAACCGGGATGCCATGAATACATTCTTTGGATCCGACATGGAAATGAGAGATCTTGCAGAAATGATATCCCCATCTGGCAGCAGGAGTTACCGGAAAGGAACTGTATTCCTAATGTTCTATGGCATGGACACAGAAATCCTTGTAAAAGTGTTTGGTGATGATCCGGTAAAGATGACATACCAGGAATTTGCCGACCGGACAAGACAGATCTTCGAAGGGGCAGCAGGAGACCGTGCTTGGGAGACTTGCTTCGGTGAAGCTGTTGAGTCCAACAAAATCGAACAGACAGAACAGCTCCAGGAGCAGGAAGACCAGATACCGGGACAGGACAGAATCCAGAACCATCCGGAATATATGCCAGAACCGGAAATTGCGCCGGCGCAAAAAAATGAGGAACAGAAATATAACAAGCAGCAGGCAAGGATTGACCGAGAAACAAAGAAGAAACTTCAGGAGCAGGAAGACCAGGAGAAAATGGAACATCTTCCATCAGATGAGCCAAAGAAGACGAAGCAGCTCAGGATGGCGGCATCATATTACGATGATGTTCTTTCTGGAAAGATGTCTTTCTGGTTCTGCAAGAATGACAATTTTCACGTAGGAGACAGCCTGGACCTTATGGAATTCAAAGAAGGCAGGCATACAGGCAGGAACATCCAGACAGAGATCACATACATACTTGAAGATTATACCGGTCTGGAAGATGGATATTGCATTTTGGCAATTAAAGTAACGGGTGCTATCTAAAATCACATATATCTCACACAGGAGGAGGTGCCTGTATAGCCTCCTCCGGAAAGGAGCGGAACATGGATCAGTCAGGATTGATTTTTCCAAAGACACAAAAGAAAAAGAAGAAGAGAATGAAACATCCCAAAAGTCTTCTGCATGAGAAAAATGGGACATGCTATCTCTGCATGCTCCTGGACGGGAATTACAAGAAACATCTGTTTATAGATGAGCATCATATATTTGGAGGACCCAACCGGAAACATTCCGAAGAAACTGGGATGAAGGTATGGCTCTGCCTGGATCACCACACAATGGGACCGCTGGCAGTGCACAACTGCCCGGAAACAATGAGGCTGTTGCACCGGATCGGGCAGCAAGAGTATGAGAGGACGCACAGCCGGCAGCAGTTCATAGAAATATTCGGAAAGAGCTATTTATAAGGAGAATGTGTATGGAAGATAAGACATGTAAGACCTGTAAAGACAATGATGACGGCCTTTGCGACCGCAAAGGGATCCTGGTGGAAGATGATGATGAATGTGCTGATCATAAGCCAGACTGGAGAGAATCCATGATGCGTAATTTCCTGAGAGGACACTGATATGGGGAGAACAGATCTTAGACCAGATATCACAAAAGAAGTTCTGGAAGAATACATACGAAAAGGTTATTCGCAGAACCGTATAGCGATAACTCTTGGTACTACCCAGTCGACCATATTTAACAAACTCAAAAAATATGGTCTTCAGGTTCAAAAGACCAGACCAAGTAACTATGACGAAAAAGCTCTGATCAAACAGCTTCAGAACGGATGGACTACGGAGCAGATAGCGAGATACTTCGGCGTTTGCACCGGCACTGTTGGGAGTTGGATCAGCAAGAACAAGCTTGGAAAATACAGAAAAGCATCACCAAAGAAATTTGATACCAAACTGTGCAGTACCTGTATATATGGCACAGGAAAGAAGACAGACATGGACAGATGCAATTACTTATCCATCACCGGTCATTCCCGAAACAAGGGCCAGCCAGAAGATGGATGCTCTAAATATGTGAAAGGAAGAAAAACGTGGAGGAAAAGGAACGAAATTGTGAAAGACGGTAGAAATGAGTAAATCAGTATTAGTGATTGACACACCAGAATGTTGTATAGACTGCGAAATCGGACAGAATTATAGCAACATTATAGAAACCTGTGTTTTTTGCCCGATTGCAGGAAAGTCAGCGTTAGACGGAGAAGCAGAATCAATCCCTGATTGGTGTCCATTGAAGCCACTGCAGGAGAAAATGAAAGTAACTGGGCTTTATAACGGCGAGTATTTCAAAGCGGGAGGCAAACTACCGAGCTATAAGATCGGCTGGAACGATTGTATTGATGAGATTACAGGAGGAATGGATTAATGGCATGTGCAAAGAAATGTGATAGATGTGGAAAACTGTATGAGCAGTACAATTCTAAAAACGATAGAAAAAATCCTAATGGGATCATGGTATTAAATCTGGATAGTCAGAGAAGATATTTCACACATAATGCTCTGGATTTATGTCCTGATTGTATGAAAGGATTTCAGGACTGGTTTGGAGAGGTAAAGTAGATGGAGAGATTAACATACAGTGGGACAAGAGAAGCCAATAACGCAGCTACCATACGGGAAATTATCAATAAACTTTGCGATTACGAAAACGCAGAAGAACAGGGCTTGCTTGTGAGATTGCCGTGTAAGGTTGGAGATGATGTGTATATCATTCCAAGTCCATCTGTTTATGGATTAAATATTATTAACGGATACGAAAATCTTAATAGAGTATATCATCAGCATGTCGGATCAATTACATTTGCTGATAGCCACTGGTATGCAACAAGCCGTGAAGAATATAAGGTTTACAGTGAAAAAGTGCTTAATGATATTGCTTTTGGAATAACTTGGTTTACTGATCGCGAGGAAGCTGAAAAGAAGTTGAAGGAGATGAGAGAATGATAGAAAGACTGAAACACTGGATATTCAAATCCAGAAAGAAGCACTGCAGATGCTGCTGTCTGACGTGTAAGTATTTCGAAGAATGCAAAAATAGGACCGTGAGGTGAGAGCATGGCATACAAAAACAGTGAGGGTTATCCAGATCCAACATCAGGAAAGGCAATCAAGGCAGCAGGACATATGCCAACACATATTTACAACGCATACACAGTCCTGAATAACACTGCCGGACTCTTGGGCTTAGAAATCACAGGTATCAGAGATAAGAAAACGAAGAAGGAATGGAAACGAGGAGGCTGACATCATGGATAAGAGAATTCTGGAAGAATACATAGATGCATGCGAGGTGACCAAAGAAGTAGAAGCAGAAATCCGTAAACTCGAATCAAAAAAGAATATCACAGCAAATGAGACTGTATCTGGAAGTAATCCGGAATTTCCTTACAACCCACAACACTTTAAAGTACAGGGAACGACATATTCTTACTCCGATGATGTCAGAATCAGACAGAAGAAAGAGATCCTGAGACAGAAGAAAGAGAAGGCTGAGCAGTTGAAACTGCAGGTTGAAGTATGGATGATATCAATCCCATTCCGGATGCAGCGGATTATTAAATACAAGATCTTCGAGGAAATGACCTGGCAGCAGGTAGCAGATCGGATGGGACGGAAGACTACAGAGGAAAGTGTAAGAAAAGAATTTAAAAGATTTTTTGAAAAAAATTAAAGTTTGTCCGTTTTGTCCGATATGTCCGCTTCAAAGATGTTATAGTATATCATGAACGAATTGGAAATAGCCAAGACGTTCAGTTTTCTTTTCTCATACGTATCTTCCGCATATAAGATATCGCATATAAGATATGATGAATCCCCCGTCCTGGTCTCTGGTGGTGCTCAGATCAGGACATCCCGGAACATAGCTCAGTGGTAGAGCAGCTGGCTTATATCCAGCGTGTCGGTGGTCCGATTCCATCTGTTCCGATCGCGTGATCTACACACGTGACTTACGCATATAACTCCAAAAGAGGCAGAGTCGGTAGCAGGTTCTGCCTTTAAAATATTCAGGTGCCCAACTCGGGCACCTTTTCTAATGCAAATTATCGTACAGCGTGCACAGCACCAGCACTTACATGCTTTAGGCAGAGGATTCACTGCGTGTGAGTGTTAGCGCACCTCCTTTCGGCATGGCGACAACCGGCCGTCATTATGGTGCTGGCAGGACTGTATTTTTGAATAAAAGAAAGAAGGTGAGCCTGAGTGACAAAAAAACAGAAGATTTTTGCAGATGAATACCTGATAGATCTTAATGCCACAAGGGCTTACAAGGTAGCATATCCGTCTGTAAAGAAGGATGAAACAGCGGCCCAGGCTGGCAGCAGGATGTTGAGAAATGTCAAGGTTGCGGCATATATCCAGGAACGGATGGAAGAGCGCCAGAAACGAACAGAAATAACGCAGGACAGGGTCCTTGAAGAACTGGCGGCTATTGCTTTTGCAAGAGCTACTGATTTCGCAGAAGTAAAAGACGGATTCGTTGTCATAAAAGATACAGCAGGGTTATCAGAACAGCAGATTAAAGCTATTGCCGGAATAAAAGAAGGCAAGTTTGGCATTGAGCTGAAACTGAATGACAAGGAAAAAGCATTGGAGCTCCTCGGCAGACATCTCGGAATGTTCAAAGACAGGGTGGAAGTATCAGGCCTGGAAGAAGAGAAAAAGAAACTGGGAGATATCCTGGAACAGTTGCGTGGTGGTGGATAGTGAGCACTGAACGTCTGGTACTTTCGGAAAAATATAAAGCATTCCTAAGATGCGATGCCCCGGTTGAGTTCCTGGAAGGCACGACAGCGGCGGGAAAGACGACTGTTGGTCTGTTTAAATTTATGCTGAAGGTTGCTGAATCGACAAAGAAACTGCATATCTTGGCAGCAGATGACACGGGAGCCGCAGAAAAAAACATCATCAACAAAGATCTCGGCATTCTGGATGATTTCGGAATATTGACTGAGTACAAAGGAAATGGATCCGGAGAATACAAGATGCCACACATTCTGTTCCATACATCCGGCGGGGATAAAATCATTTTTGTGGTCGGATATGGAAACAAGAGCAAGTGGAAGGATGCACTTGGCGGTCAGTATGGATGTCTGTACATCGATGAGGTCAATACAGCGAATATTGATTTTGTTCGTGAAGCATCTATGCGCTGTGATTATCTTATAGCAACCCTTAACCCTGATGATCCAAGCCTTGACGTGTACAAGGAATATATCAATTGCAGCAGACCTCTTCCTGAATGGGAAGACGGCACACCGCAGGAAATCAAAGACGAGCTGAAAGAAGAACCAAAACCCGGATGGGTACATTGGTTCTTTTCTTTTGACGATAATGCCGGTCTTCCGGAAGAAAAGAAACAGAGAATCATACAGAATACTCCGAAGGGAACAAAGATCTGGAAAAACAAGATTGAGGGGCTGAGAGGAAAAGCAACCGGTCTGGTATTTCCAAATTTCCTCAGAAAGAAGCATGTTGTTTCTGAGGAATGGGTCAGGTCCCAGATGGCAGCAGGCAAGATCAGATTTAAAAAGTTTACTTGCGGCCTCGATACTTCATACTCATCCAAGTCCCCGGACACGATTGCAATGATGTTCCAGGGGATTACGGAAGACAGGAAGCTGATCACACTTGCTGAGAAGGTATACAGCAACAAAGATCTGGATCAGCCGCTTGCCCCGTCAGATACGGCAGTAAAATTTATAGAGTTTCTGGAAAGATGCCGCAAAGACTGGGGATTCGCAAAAGATACGTTTGTTGACTGTGCAGATGCAGCGACAATCACAGAATTGCGGAAGTATAAGCGACTGCACAGCTGTCTTTATAATTTCGTGGAATCATACAAGAAAGTAACAATACTGGATAGGATCAAGCTTCAGCTTGGCTGGATCCAGCAGGACTGCTATCTGGTTTTAGATACATGCACCAATCATATCTCTGAGATGGAGAAATATTCCTGGGATGATGAGAAAGACGTTCCGGAAGATAAAAACGATCATACGATCAACTCGCAGCAGTATGGCTGGATTCCATTCCGGAATATGATTGGATTTGAGGTGGAGGAACAGAAAAGGTGAAATGGATGGAAAGATTAAATGAAAACATAAAAAAGACTGTCAGGAGCTGGTTGAATGTTCTTCCGGCAAATCCCTTTAACTTCCAGGTTAATGAGATGATGGATTTTGAAGGACATGCGATTCTGAATCGTATCTGGTACAGAGGCGACGGCAATGAGCTTGAGCAGATCTATCAGCAGAATGCAGAATTTGCAGATAAACACAAGTTCTGGGCCAGCAGATCAACACCTGGCATGGATATGCGTAAGATCCACACAGGTCTTCCAGGACTGACAGTTAAAGTGCTTTCTTTTGCTGTTCTTCCGGATATGAACGAATTTGAATTCGAACAGCCGGCACAGGAACAGTTGTGGAAAGAGATTGAGGAAGACAATAAGTTTTATAAAAAGATTGAAAGCGCCCTCAAAGAAACACTGTTTATCGGAGATGGCGCTTTTAAAGTTGCTATAGATACTACGATTAGTGAATATCCGATTCTGGAATGGTATCCGGGCGAAAGAGTTGAATTCGTTTACCAGAGAGACCGGATCCGGGAGATTGTGTTCAAGACACCATACAAAGAAAAGGGCAAAGTGTACGTCCTGAATGAGCGTTATGGATATGGCTACATCATCAATGAACTGTATCTGGATAACAAGCTAGTTGATATCAAGTCTATCAAAGCAACTGAAAATCTGACAGATATCACATTTGATGAATCAATCATGCTTGCAGAACCATTCATGATCTATGAATCAGCCCGATATGAGGGCAGAGGCGGCAGTATATTTGATGGCAAGCTCGACAGCTATGATTCACTGGATGAAACATGGTCCCAGTGGATGGATGCACTGAGAGCCGGCAGAGCAAAGACCTATATTCCAGAATGTCTGGTGCCACATGATCCGGAAACAGGAATGCTGATAAAACCGAACCCATTCGACAATCGTTACTTTGCAGCAGACGGGGATATGCGAGAAGGTCAGAAGAATCAGGTCATCACTGATCAGCCGACTATTCCACATGACAGCTACATGGCATCGTATATAACAGCTCTGGATCTGTGCCTGCAGGGCGTAATCAGCCCATCGACATTGGGAATCGATGTAAAGAAACTGGATAATGCAGAAGCACAGAGAGAAAAAGAAAAGACTACATTGTATACCAGAAATGCAATCGTAAAGGCACTGCAGGAAACCCTTCCGGGAGTTGTTTCAATGTGTATCAATGCAGATAATATTTTGCACAATAAGGGCATTGAAGAAGTAAAGGTCAATATTCCGTTTGGAGAGTATGCGAATCCGTCATTTGAAAGCCAGGTAGAAACAGTTGCCAAGGCTAAACAGGGCGGCATTATGAGTATTGAGCGGTGCGTAGAAGAACTGTACGGTGATACACTGGATGATCATTGCAAGGAAGAGGAAGTTGCCCGTTTAAAGGCAGAGCAGGGAATACAGGACATGGAAGAACCAGCAGTTAACCTGGATGCAGGTAATTTCCGCGTAGATCTGGAAGGTGGTGAAGGTGATGCGGGTAAAGGTAGGACCAAGAATGTACCGAATGAGCCGAAAGGAATACCAGGGAATGCTTCAAATAGCAAAGGAGCAGGTGCCGATGGGTATTTACGCGGTAGAGAAAGCTGATTACGCAGAGTTCCGGAGGGACAAATGTGAAAGTATCACAAAACTGAAGGAACTGACGAGACAGTTTAAGTCACAGGGATTCAAGGTATGGTCAAATGGCAAAGATAAATGATCAATATGACATCGGTACTGCTTTTGAAGCGATTGAAAATGAACTAATCGCGTCTATGATCAGGAACTTCGAGAATCACAAGCAGGAAGAGACAGATGAAAAGAAACACTGGTCCATGTGGCAGGCAGAAATGCTGAAATCTCTGGAAAAGTACAAGCATGACAACCAGAAGAAATATGGCAAACAGTTTAAAGACATCAACAAAAAGATTGAAGCGCTGATCAGCCTTGCAAGATCTGAAGGTGGTATGAACCAGGAGAAAAGGATCCTGGAGGAGATCAAGAATGGATTTCCTGCCAAGAAGATAACTAAAGGCGGTACTGCTGAATTCTTCAAAGTCAATGATCGTAAGCTGGACGCATTAATCCAGGCAACCACAGCAGATATGCAGAAAGCAGAAGCGGCAGTTCTGCGTATGGCAAATGACCAGTACCGTAAGATCATATACAATGCTCAGGTATATGCGAATACCGGCGCAGGAACGTATGAGAAAGCCGTGGACATGGCAACAAAGGATTTTCTTTCAGCGGGACTGAATTGTGTTGAATACGCTAACGGAGCGCGACACACGCTTTCTGATTATGCAGACATGGCAATTCGGACCGCAAGTAAAAGAGCTTACCTGCAAGGAGAAGGCGAAATGCGGCAACAGTGGGGGTTACATCTTGTAATTATGAACAAACGAGGATCCCCGTGTCCGAAGTGTCTTCCGTTTGTGGGAAAAATTCTGATTGACGATGTGTGGAGTGGTGGCAGCAGTAAAGATGGTAAATATCCATTGATGTCCTCAGCAGTGGCAGCTGGGCTTTATCATCCCCGATGCAAAGATTCTCATACTACATATTTTCCGGGCATCACGAAAGTAGATCCGAAATATAACAAGCAAGAGATTGCTGATATTGAAGATACAGCGAAACAGGAAGCTAAACAGCAATATGCTGAACGTCAGGAAAAGAAATTTGGAAGACTTGCAGATTTCTCACTGGATCCAGAGAATCAGAAGCAGTATGAGATAAAGAAAAATGAGTGGGAGAAACAGGCAGAAGTTTTACGGAATGATTCAGATTTTCAGAAAAGAGCTGCACAAAGAAGAGAAGAATGGAAGAAGCGGCATGCAGTATTTGATAAGGAAAATGCTAAATCTGGAATCAATGATATTAAAACTCAGGTCGCAGATATCCAGAAGCAGATTAATGACAGCATTGAAAAAGAAAAAGAACTTGAGAAGAAAGTATACTTTGATCTTACTGGATCTTCTGAAGATATGGAGAACCTGAAAAACCTTGCTGTCAATAGAAAGAAATCAGAAGAACGCATAGATGCACTTAATGAGTCTATAATTGTAAAACAGGAAGTTTACAAGAATGAAGCAGAAAAACGGCTTCTCAAGGCTGGCATAGTTGAAGAGATTAAGTTGTCTAAGAAAATGACACCTGAAACGGTTGATGCATTAGAGGATACATTGAAGAATCTCAAAGAAAAATATGGCATTATGCCAAAAGGAATCGTATACAGTCCAAAGAAAGTTCCTGATGCAACAGCTTCATACAATTGGCTTGATGACAAGATTTATATTTCCAACAAATTCAATGATATTGAAAAATATGCTGATACCGTAAAGAAATCCGAAGAATCTTTAATTGAATATAGGACAAAGAGTGGAATTGTCAATATACAGAAAGAAAATCTGAAGAACGCAGAGAAGATTCTGGCTGATAAAAATATAAAAGGATATGAGAGAGAAAAAGCTGTTATCAGTAAAGCAGAGGCAGAAATAGAGCTTAATATTCAGCGTATGGCAGTAAGAGAAAATCTTACAGACACAATCACCCATGAATACGGGCACTTTATACACAGACATGCTGATGTGGATTATGTCCAGAAATCAAAGGTGTTTGGCGCGAAAGAACTTGGTGGAAAGTTGATAAACGGAGACTGGAGATATGATATAAATACTACGAGATCTGCCAAGGCAAAAATCAATGCTGCTACAATCAGTAAATATGCAGCAGACAGCCCTTATGAGACATTTGCAGAGGGTTTCTTGGCAATGGAAAAAGGTAGGAAGATACCGGACAATGTAGCAAGAATCATAAATGAAGCCAAATCGAAAGCAGGTGTGAAGAGTATTGCAAAATCTGTTGATTCTGGTACAATAAAGATGAACCTACAGCTATTTGCAAATAAGATGCCAGATGAGAAATTTACACAATATTCACTTAATCCATTAAAAGCCCCTGATAAGGCAAAGGCATTTAAGAGTGCGCTGGGATATACAGTTGATAATTTTGAAGATTTAAGGCAAAACATCTTAGATAATCTCGTGGAAGACAAATTTATTGAAAAGGGCGATAATGGTTATGGTATGAGATATGAGCAAATACTAGAATTGACAGGACCGAATGGAAAGAAAGCAAAAGTTTTAACTGCGTGGATTCAAGATGATGAGGATAAGAGGCTTGTATCAGTGTATGTTGATAAATAGGAGTGATAATGATGGAAAACATAAAATTATATGATAGGGTTCTTTTGAAAGATGGAAACAGAGCTTCCATAGTAGAAATATATGAACCTGATAAATATTTTATTGCAGACATTGACACTAAAGACGGAACAGTAACAGAAGATTTAAGAGTAGAGCAGATTGAAAAGGTGTTAAGGTAAATACCACCAGTCAGAAATGACAGGTGGTATTTTTATACACTTTTTTAAGAAAGAGAGGACAAGAAATGAAGAAATTATTTATCAGTCAGCCAATGAGCGGTAAAGCAGACGAGGAGATTCTTGCAGAGAGAAAAGTGGCAATCAAAGCGGCAGAAGAGCTGTTGAGAGAACCTGTAGAGGTTATTGATTCTTTCTTCCAGTCAGCACCGGTAGGAGCAAAACCTCTGTGGTTCCTTGGAAAGTCATTGGAGCTTTTATCTGGTGCTGATATTGCCTATTTTGCAAAAGACTGGCAGAAAGCAAGAGGATGTAAAATCGAACATGAGTGTGCGGTTGAGTATGGGATTTCGAGAATTGAACATGCGTAGGAGGTAAGGAATGGAAAACGAAGAATTCTTAAGGATTTGTAAGGCAAAAGTAGCTGAATATACCAACTCCCACATGGACAAGACTGATGAAAAACAGATTACAGTACATGATGTGTATGTGGTATGGAGTTGTAAGACATTACAGAACAGCAAAGCACTTCTGAGCACAACTGTGCCGGATGGAATGTATTATGAGTTGACATATAACGGAGATAAGCACGAGTTATACCTTGATGCTTATAAGAAATTTCAGAACATGTGCTTTAAACTGTAATTGCGCCGGCGCAACGAGGGGAGGTGAAAACAGTGAAGATCAGGGTAAAGCATGAGTTTTATGATAAAGAAAATGATCTGAAACTCAGAACTGTAGGAGAGATCATGACAGTATCAAAGAAAAGAGCAGAGTATCTGGTGTATATGAAAGTAGCAGAGGTTATCGATTCGAAAGGCGGTGATCCGGAATCTCCCATTGAGGCGCAGGGTTAAGCGTCTTATTTTTATGCCCGAAGGCATTAAACTACGCGGAGACACCGGGTTATCAACTGTTTTTGTGAGACACACGTAAAACTGTATTCGTGCAGACAGCACATAAAAAACTGTAAAGGAGTATGTAGAAATGTTTAAGAGATTTAGATGCAAAGTACCAATGAACCTGCAGAAATTTGCAGAAGGAGGATCTGGCGATGGTGGGGGAGCAGGTGCCTCAGGAGCGGATGGTGGAACACCACCTGCAGGAGCACAGCAGACACCACAGTTTGATTATGATAAGCTGGCCAGCCTGATCGCAGGAAAACAGACTGTAACAGAAGAATCTGTTCTGAAAGGCTACTTTAGACAGCAGGGACTTTCAAAAGAACAGATGGAACAGGCTATTGCATCATTTAAACAGCAGCAGGCAGCAAATCAGCCAGACATTGTCGGAATGCAGAACCAGATCACAGAGGCACAGGCACAGCTTGCAGCATCGCAGAAAGCTGTTCAGTCAGCGCAGGTAGAAAGTGCAGCTACAATGATGGCTGTTTCTCTGGGAATCGAAGCAAAGACAATTCCATACATCCTTAAAATGGCAGATTTAAGCCAGGTCATGGGAGAAGATGGAAAAATCAATGAGGAATCATTGAAAACAGCAGTAAATAAAGTACTGGAAGACGTTCCAGCACTGAAACCACAGGCTGACGGAAAGACCGGTTTTACTCAGGTAGGAACTGGTGGTAATCCGGCACAGCATCCGCAGCAGACAACAACTACAAACCAGACGGCAGTACCAACAAAGCGTTGGAACCGTTGGAACTAAAAGAAAGAAGGTATAAAATATGGCATTAAATTATGCAGAACAGTGGAGCCCAGATCTCCTTGAAATCCTGATGCAGGGAACTCTGACATCTCCATTCGTAACCAGTAATGTTAGATGGCTTGATGCCAAAACATTCCACTTTACCCAGATGAGCACATCCGGTTATAAGAACCACAGCAGAAAAGGCGGCTGGAATACTGGAACTTATGATCAGAAGGATTTACCGTACACACTGACACATGACCGTGATGTTGAATTTATGGTAGACAAAGCAGATGTTGATGAGACAAATGCTACAGCTTCCATTCAGAACATTTCCAGAGTGTTCGAACAGACATGGGTTGTTCCGGAAACAGACGCGCTGTTCTTCTCTAAAGTTGCCCAGGCAGCACAGAATACAGAAGTATACCATGGATCCACAGCCACATCCGCATACACAAAAGCTAAAGTATTTGGCATGCTGAAGGCTATTCTTGCAAAAGGAAAACTCAGAAGATACAAAGCACAGGGTTCGCTGATTATGTATGTACGCAGTGAGATCATGGATGCCCTGGAGCAGTCTACTGAGTTCACACGTAAGATCGAGATGACACAGATTGCAGAAGGCGGCATGGGAATCGAGACTAGAGTAACTGACATTGACGGAGTACCGATCATGGAAGTTATTGACGATGAGCGTTTTTATGACGCATTTGACTGGAATCCGAAAGATGGCGGTTTTGCACCGACCGGAGCGGTATATAAAAAGACTGAGGACGCAGATATTGTAAAAGGCAAAGAGTACTATACAACATCTGATGAGCAGAGCTATTCAAAAGTGGAAAGCCCTGTAAAAGAAAGTCTCAGCACTTATTATGAAAAAGCACCGGGCAGCCATAAGATCAACGTACTTATTGCATGCGGACAGACCTGCAAGACAGTTCCGAAGATCAACAGTATCTATTATTTTGCACCAGGTACACATACAAAAGGAGATGGATATCTGTATCAGAACAGATCTTTCTCTGATGTATTTGTATTTCCGAATGGACGCGACGGTAAGATTGACAGTGTTTATGCCGATGTAGATACTGAGGAATATACAGCAACGGAAGAGTGATTTGAGGTGAATACATGTCCTACAAATCATATGTAACCGAAGATTATTATCAAAATCAGCATGATGGTGATATTATTCCGGAAGAAAAAATAGAGAAAGCTTTGAAACAGGCATCCAGGCACATTGATTCCCTGACTTACAACCGTATTGTGAGTCAGGGATTTTCTTCCCTTACAGAATTCCAGCAGGAAATCATCCGGGAAGTCGTATGCATGCAGGCAGATTTTGAGTATGAGAATGCGGATGAGATCAACAGTGTGCTGTCTTCGTACAGTATCAACGGTGTATCTGCACAGTTCGGCAGCAGTTGGAATGTGTTCACGGATAAAGGCGTGGCGATGAAGCGTGATGTGTATGCACTGTTACAGCAAACTGGATTATGCTGTATGTTAGCGAGGTGATCACATGAGATATCCATGTTTAGTCCCTAAAAGGCTCTGCAAGACAGATATCACCTGTAGCTTTGAGAGAGAAGGTTTGAACGAGTACGGAGAACCACTTAAGGCCATAGAGTATTCCGGAAAGTGTAATTACCAGGATAAAGCAAGAACAGTTCTGACAGCAGAGAAGAAATTGATACAGATTACCGGCACGGCGCTGTTTCCGGGTGACATCTGTCCAGATCTGCCGGTTATCTCTGGTGGATCCGCTACGATATTTGGAGTGAAAAGACGAATCGAGCAGGGGACAAAAGCAAGGAATCCGGATGGATCTGTAAATTATACTGAGGTGATGCTGGTATGAGCAATCTGATCAACGTGAATTCCGTGATAAAACTGAATCTGCCGAAAATCCGACAGCTGACCGATGCACAGATAACTGCTTTAGAGCAGACCGCAGAAGCACTTCATACGGAAGTTGTGCAAGCACAGGTATTTCCACGAGATACAGGTAATCTCCAGAATGAAAGCACGTTCCTGGACAGATCAGAAAGCAGTCATGGAAAGGTATCAATTATATCCAGTACTCCATATGCCCGCCGTCTGTATTTCCATCCGGAATATCATTTTCAGACTGGAGAGAACCCGAATGCCCGTGGCAAATGGTATACAGACTGGCTTCCGGGTGGTAAAGAAGCTGATTTCGCGGCTAAGGCATTCAAAGAAATCTATAGGAGGTTGACGGGCGTATGATGTTAGCAGACGTAAGAGATTATATCGATTCTCTTGGCATTGCGGAACACGTGTATATGGGAAAACTTCCAGACAAGGAAGATAAGTCTGTTGGAGCATACAATAGCAAGCACCAGTATCCGTATCACGCAACTCTCGGAGGACCATCTCTGGAAGGCTACGGCGAGAAATACGTGACTATATTGGTGCATTGGAATAAATCTCCAAGAGATACAGAAGAAGCGGCTACAGAGCTGTTTGAGAAACTGAGAGCCATGAGAGATGCAACAATCAACAATGAAACGATTAAGTTTTTTCAGCCCCTTTATCCAATTCAGGATGTCGGCACGGATGATGCCGGTATTTATGAAATGGTCATAGAAGGAGCTTTTATTTTTGAGAAGAAGAAAGAAGGTAAAAAGGAATGAAAATGAATCTTCAGAAGTTTGCAGGAAAAACAACTAACGTATTTCCTGTATCAGCCAATCAGTTTAAGCTTGGCGCTGATAAAGAATCCGCTACAACTGTAGCAGATCTGGAGACCTTCTCACCGTCTTTTTCCAATGGGGTAGAAACTTGGACTCCAATGGATGCAGAAGGATGGCAGAGAGCATTAATGACAGCCAAAGCCCTTACTATTACGCTTAACGGCAAGAGAAACATCGGAGATACCGGAAACGACTTTGTAGCAGGTAAACAGTTCAAGAATGGACATGACGCAGAAGGGTATTTTGAGTGGATTTTCCCGGATGGTACGAGCGTATCATGGGCGAACGCTGTGTTTGATGTAAAGAACTGCGGTGGCGGCGATGCTACAAATGTAGGCGCACTGGAATTTGACGTGATCAGCAATGGCAAGCCAACTTTAGTACCAGCAGTGTAATCCTGGGATTTTTTTGCGTGGAAAAAAGGAGAGATAGAAAAATGGCGAAAAAAATCAACATTACAGACAAACTGAATTTTGAATCCAATCCGATCATTGTGATCGGAGATCTGGAAGTAGAAGTAAAATCAGATGCGGAGACAGTGCTCCGGCTGATGGGAGTATTCGCAGAGAATTCTGAACTGCAGGCGGTTGGAGAAGCATTGGAGCTTATCTTTTCCCCAGAAGATGTAGAGAAGATCTGCAAGATGGAGAAAGATGGAAAGAAACTTTCAGCAAATTCTTTGATGACTATTATTCAGTCTGCTATGGAATTGGTCATGGGAGAAGACAAGGGAGAGCAGTGACCCGTACTATGATCTGATAGATGATTTTGATCTAATCATATCATCTTTTCAATCACAGTACGGGATTCGTTTATCCAGAGAGCTTCCGGAAGGAATGAAATGGGAAGAGTTCAGAGATCTTCTTGTTGGTATTGCCCCGGATACAGCTCTTGGAAGGATTGTTTCCGTTCGCGCAGAAGACCGGAAAGAGTATCTGGAGAATTTCACACCGGAACAACATCGGATCCGCAACGAATGGAAATCGAAACATGCAGAATTTATAAAGAATCATACAACAAAAGAACAGATGGATGCGCAGCTTGATGCGATGAAAATGGCATTTATGCGTATGGCAGGCCTTGGAGGTGATTAAAAATTGAAAGATTAAAAGTAAAATGCCCTTTTTGCGGACATGAGCAGAAAGTACAGTACACCCCGGATGCAAGATGCCGGGGTGTCTTTTTTAAGTGTCAGGCAAGGCACTGCAAGAAAGAATTTGAAATAAAGATAAACCAGGACAAGTAGTGCCACTGTGCCGATGTCCTCGCGACAGAGGCAGGTGGTATATATGTCAGCTACAAGTATTGGACAGATCGGACTTGATCTGGTTGTAAATAAAAATCAATTCGAGAGTCAGATGGCCGGAATAACCGGTCTGGCAAAAAAAACAGGTGCCGCACTTACGGCTGCTTTCGGCATAAAAAAGCTGGTTGATTTTGGAAAACAGTGCCTAGAGCTTGGATCTGATCTTGCAGAGGTTCAGAACGTTGTAGATGTTACTTTCCCGCACATGACCTCAGAGGTCGATAAATTTGCAAAGAGCGCTGCACAAAGCTTTGGTCTGTCAGAGACCATGGCGAAACAGTACACCGGTACATTCGGTGCCATGGCGAAAGCTTTCGGATTTTCCGAAAAACAAGCCTATGACATGGGAACAACATTGACTGGTCTGGCTGGTGATGTAGCATCTTTTTACAATTTATCGCAGGATGAGGCTTATACAAAGCTGAAATCGGTCTTTACTGGTGAGACGGAATCGCTGAAAGATCTCGGTGTCGTAATGACACAAACGGCTCTTGATTCCTATGCCATGGCAAATGGCTTTGGTAAAACAACCTCGGCAATGACTGAGGCGGAAAAAGTAGCTCTACGATATCAGTTCGTTCAGGACCAGCTGTCTGCAGCACAGGGCGATTTTGCCCGTACGTCTGATTCGTGGGCCAACCAGTGCAGGATTCTGAGCCTGCAGACGCAATCACTCATGGCTACGATTGGACAGGGATTGATCAATCTGTTCACTCCGGTAATCAAGGTGATCAACATTGCAATCGGAAAGCTTGCTACGCTGGCGAATGCATTTAAAGCATTTACGGAACTGATTACAGGGAATAAAGCTAGCAATGGCGGCAGTAATGGTGTATCAGAGATAGCTGCTTCTGCAGCAGATGCAGGTGACAGCCTTAACGGTGCTTCTGATGCAGCTTCTAATCTGACTAACAATACCAATAAAGCTGGCAAGGCAGCACAGAATGCAGCAAAGAAAATGAAATCCCTTATGGGATTCGACCAGATCAACAAACTTGATTCGCAGTCCAGTACATCATCTTCAGGAACTTCACCATCGACAGGCAGTACAGGAACGGCAGGGAATGGAGTTGATTATGGAAAGCTTGCTGATGGCGATACAGTCATCGATAAGACAGATGAAAAGTTATCTGCTCTGCAGAAACGTTGCCAGGAACTTGCAAAACTGTTCAAGAAGGGTTTTGAAATTGGATTTGGCGATTCTCAGAAAAAGATAGATTCCATCAATAAATCTGTAAAGAATATTGGTAAAAATCTGAAAGAGATCTTCACGGATACAGCAGTTGTAAATGCGGCAAATCGATGCGCAAATAATATCGCTCTTGCTTTTGGCAAGATTACTGGTTCTACGGCCAGAATCGGGCTTACGCTGGCAGACAATCTTGTTGGAGGCGTTGATAAATACCTTGCAAAGAGCAAAGGTTATATCAAAAAGCGCATTGTTTCATTATTTGATGCGACAGGTGAGATTGCGAAACTCTCAGGAGATTTCAGCGTTGCGCTGGCAGATATCTTTGATGTTTTTTCAGGAGATGATGCCAAGGCAATCACTGCAGATATCATCCAGGTATTTGCAGATGGATTTCTTGGAGCTGCAGATTTGGCAGTTAAATTCAAAAGAGATTTTGTATCACTTTTTACTGTTCCGGTCATCCAGAATACAGACAAGATCTCCGAAACACTGGAGAACATGCTTGGACGTTGGAGAGTTACGTTTGATGCTCTTTCACAGAGTTTTACTGATACATTCGACAAAATCAATTCAGTTTATGATCAGTATTTCAAACCCTTTGTTGACTCCATCACACAAGGCATATCGGATATCCTTGGAACATTCCTTGATGCTTATAATACATATCTTTCACCATATCTGGACTATATATCAGATAAATTCAGCTCTGTATGGAAGGAACATGTTCAGCCGGCACTGGATGGAATTCTTGAATTGCTTGGTAAAGTATTTGAGAATCTAAAAGCATTATGGGAAACAGCACTGGTTCCATGTATCGAATGGATAGTTAACAATGTAATGCCGGTTCTTGGACCGATCATTGGAGGCCTTGGAGAGCTTATTTTAGATCTTCTGGCAGTTGCAGGTGATGTGATTAAGGGGATTACAGATATTCTGGGTGGTTTCATTGATTTCTGTACCGGTGTATTTACAAATGATTTCTCGAAATGCTGGCAGGGAATTGAAGAAATCTTACAGGGATTCAAGATAATTGCAACATCAATCTTTGACTTTGCGAAGAAATACATCTTCCAGCCATTCATTGATTATGTGAAGGGGATCTTTCGGACAGACTGGTCGCAGAGCTTTGGTCTGTTGGGAACAGTCCTGAATACATTTTTGGAATCCGTGAAGCGTATTTGGGGAGACGCCAAGACGATTTTTAATGGAATCATAACTTTCATAAAAGGTACATTTCATGGAAATTGGAAGCAGGCGTGGTCCGGAATTAAAGATATCTTTAAGGGAATTTTCGATTCCCTTGTGACATTGGCAAAGACTCCGCTGAATGCCGTGATTGACATAATTAATAATTTAATGCACAAACTCAATTCCGGACTGTCTGCGATAGAAAGTGCATTTTCTTTCAGCTATGATTTTACGAACCCTATTACGAAGACCAGGCACTATGGCCATTATGGCTTGTCTCTGCCAAGGGTGCCAACGATTCCGCATCTGGCACAGGGCGGTTATGTAAAACCAAATACACCACAGCTGGCCATGATCGGTGATAACCTGCATCAGGGCGAAGTTGTTGCGCCGGAAGATAAGTTGAAAAAAATGGCAATTGAAGCGGCAATGGCAGCAGGATCCGGAGTAAGCAGAGCTGAATTGGAATCTATCATAAACCGGGCTGTGATGAGAATTGTTGCAGCGTTAACGAATATGGGATTCTATCTGGATTCCACACAGATCGCCAGAGCAACTCAGGAGGCAAAAGCAGCTATGGACATTAGATATAACTCTGTGGAGGTAAAATGATGGCGAAGAAAATATTATGGTCTGGGAGTACTGTGCTCCCAGCACCTACGTCTTTGAGCGTAAACGATGAGATCATATGGACCTCCGATACCGGACGTACATTATCGGGCTTGATGATTGGCAGCGTGGTAGCACAGAAAAAGAATCTGAGTATTAAGTGGGAATATCTGACAGAATCGCAGGTAAAAGTAATTAAAAATATTCTTGTGCCTGGATTTTTTCCTTTATCGTTTCATGATGATGGGATTGACATCACGATAAATTCTTATAGGGGCACATTGAGCAAAGAACATCTTGGGTATATAGGGGATGGAATCTACTGGTACAAATCTGTATCGGTAGATATTATACAGAGGTAGCAGA